GCGGTCGTGCTGGATCGTTGCGATCAGCAGGGGTACCAGCTGGCCATAGTCGATGCCGTCTTCGGTACACGCCAGCGGGAAGATGTCGGCGACATCCTCGCGGATCAGGCCGGCGACTTCGCGTTCGGGCGCGGCCTTGTACCGGAAGGTCACGGGCTGGAAGCGGTCGACGATGTCGGCGTCGACGTGTAGCGGCCTGATATCGCGCTTGAGCGCGCGTGATGACGCGACTGAAAATCCATTTGCTGTCACGTCGCCGGAGACGCGTAGAGCTGTCTCGACAATGTGGGCCGTGCCGTCCCAGCCAACCCGACCTGGCGCGGTTCCGAACAAGATGAACCCGCGCGCAGATGACTGGATGCCACGCACACCGAGGGTGTTAGCGAGATCAACGTCATGCAGTGCAACGTCATCCCCAACAAAATATTTTGGGCCTGCATTAGAGCCGTTGCTCGCAAATTCGCGCGCGCTAACTCGTTCCGCCGCAGATACGCCGCCATTCGGCACAACGAAATAGCCGTCGTTTTGCATACTGAAATATGCAAAACCACTGCTCCCGGTCCCCACCCGGAATCCCAAGTGGTCAGAGCCGGCGATGTTGTATATCAGCCCGTTGTTGAGCGCGTAGCTGTGTTGTCGTACGTTGATCGGGCCATCAGCCGATATAGAGCCGTCGCGATTTACCCACAGCCCCTTCCAGCTGTCGGTGGAGTTGACCAGACCGATCTCATCGGCATTTCGCCAGATGCCACCCAACACGGTGCCGGCGGACTGGATAGCCAGCGACCACCCGTCATCATCCAGCTCGAACAGGAGCGGGCCTGTCATGGTGTCGCCCTGCCGTGCGACCTTGCCGTCCAGCGCGCCCTCCAGGCCCGCCACTTTGGATATCGCCAGCGTCGGAATACGGTCGGCATTCAGCGTGCCGCTGATGATGTCAGCCGCCGCGTGCGTGTGGGCGGCCGGAGGGAAAGCGGTGGGCGTGCCGGTGATGTCGGTCCAGCCGTGCGTGTGGGCGGCCGGAGGGAAAGCGGTGGGCGTGCCGGTGATGTCGGTCCAGCCGTGCGTATGCGCGGCCGCTGCGAACTCGCTCGCATGCTTGCCGTCCACGGTGTCGGCGTCCAGGCCGTTGCCCGCGCCTTCGTCCTTCAGCGCAGCCGACTTGATGGACAGGGCGGCGCGCAGTGCGGCAGCCGTGGCCAGCGACAGCAGGCCCTTGATGAACGAGGATGGGGCCGCCGGGCCCAGGCGTGCGTCCAGTGCCGCCTTGAGCGCGCCCGGCGGTACAGCGCGGGTGCGGTCGGTGCCGGCGATGGCCTGGGCGTCGGTGGCCAGGCGCAGCACGCCGGAGATGGTTTCGGAGGCGGGCGGGTTGGCGAAGCTGGCATCGCCGAATGTGATGCTGGCGGCATCGATGTCGGCCAGCTGGATGTCGGCCGACAGCAGCAGCATCGAGCTGGCCGTCTTTGCCAGGATCACGTCGGGTTGGGCGTGGACGGCGAACAGGGTGCCGTCATCCAGGTACAGGCCGAAGCCGCGCAGGTCGTAGGCGTCCGCGCTGTCGTCGCGGAGGGTCACGTGGATCACGTCGGCGGCCACGACCGTGCCGGCGATGGTGGACAGGGCCTTGATTTGTCCGGGCAGGGCCAGCGGATCGGTGGACGGGTCGAACCAGGTCTCGGTGACGCCAATACTGGCGATCGTCACCGGGGCGGTGCCGGTGTGGGTGGCGTTGACCAGGGCGGCGCGGCCCTGGGCCGTGATGTGGATGGGCAGGGTCGTCATGGGGCAGGTTGCTGCAGGTGCAGGCGGCGGTAGGCGATCAGGCGCGCCGCAGCGGCCAGCCCGAGGGCGCCGGCCGCCGACAGGCCCAGGGTGAATGTGAAGTGGCTGCGGACCGGTTTGGTGCGGTGGACGCCGAGGATGACGGCATCGATGAACGCTGGATCGGCCGCAGTGCCGGCAGCGACGGTCAGCGTCATGTCGAACGTGTGCGGGGTGCCTGGCGGCGATTGCTGCCACCACTCACGGAGGGCGATGTTGCCGCCGAAGGCGGCCACAGTTTGCCGAACGCTGGCCGCGGTGCCCTTGCGTCGCTGGATCGGGATGGCGTTGGCGACCTGGGCGCGTTTGACGGCCACGGGCCAGTCGGCCGACCAGTTGTCCACCGACAACGCCCAGGCCAGCCACGGCAGCAGCGGCTCGGGGCAGGTGGCGGGGTCGATCAGCGCAGGCAGCGGGATGGGAACGCTGCCGATGCGGGCTGTGACGGCCTCCAGCGCACGTTCGGCCTGGGTGGCATTCGGCGGCAGCAGGCTACTCATCGACGCCTCCATGCGCGATGTCGATGCTGGCGCACCAGGCCGCCTGGGTGCGGTCGACCACGATGTCGGCGGTGGGAGCAGACAGGGCCACGCGCTGGACACCTTCGGCATGCAGGGCGGCCAAAATGCCGGAGAGGGCGACGTCGCGGCCCAGCCGATGGGACTGCGACACGTAGTCCTGCAGCCGGCGTTGGGCAGTGGCGAGCACCACGGCCGGATCCGGGCCGGCGTAGGTGTAGAGGGTGGCGGCGATCGCGTAGGGGACGATGGTGGCCCCCTGCACGGTCACGTGGTCGGTCATGGGGCGCACGTCGTCGCTGGACAGCGACGCCGATACGGCATCGAGCAGGGACGAAGATGCGCTGCCGTCACCATGCCGCGACAGCACGGTGACCACCACCTCGCCGGGGGAGGGGCTGGTGGCGCTGGCATCGAGCACGTCCGGATGGGCCGCCAGTGCGTGGTAGACGTATGCGCCCTCGGGGCCGGCGACGCTGAATCCCTCCGGCGCCAGTTGGATCCGGCGGCGGAAGTCGGTGTCCGATTCGAGCGTTTCGGGGATGCCGTTGCCTGGATCGCCCGGGTCCAGGACGAGCCGTTGCACGCCCATCAGCGCGCCCAGGTGGTCCAGGGCCGCGCCGGTGGCGTAGGCCAGCATGGTGCCCTTCAGGCGTTCGTTGAAGTCCTGCCGCAGCAGCAGTTCGCGGTACACCGCAACTTGCAGGATCTTGTAGGCGGGATCGGATTCGACCAGGGCGTCGAAGGTCGGGTCGAGGGCGCGCAGTTGGGCCAGCGCATCGGCGAGCAGCGTTTCGTAGTCGAGCTGCTCGATGATGTCCGGGACGGGCAGGCGCGAGAGGTCGACCGCGGTGAAGGACATGGCTGGCATGGTCGCCCCGGAATCGGGATCGCGCATCCATGCCATGCGGTAAGCCGGGGCGGTACAACCGGGCGCCGTACATGCCGTGCGGGATCATGCGCCCAGGTGCTCGATCAGCAGGTGTCGGATCCGGTCACGGTCGGCGTCGGTGAACCCCAGCAGGACGCGCCGCGGGTAGCGTACGCGCGGGCCCCCTGGGGCCACGGCATCGACCAGCCCCTCCTGGTGGACGCGGGCGATACGGGCGGTGCGGCCGATGAACCCCACAGCGACGCTGTCCGGGCCTGCCCGGACGATGAAATGCCGGGCCTTGCGCAGGCCGGCGAACATCGCCCGGGTGCGGCGGATGCGGCCGGCCTTGTCGCGCACGCGTGCACGTGTGCGACGCGGGGCGTAGGGGCTGCCGTCCGGGTTGCGCTGGCGGGCGATGCGCTGGCCCTGGCTGCGCCGCAGGGCAGTGCCGATGGCGCGGGCCAGGCGGGTGCGCTGGGCCGGCTGCAGCCGCGCCAGCAGCGGTGCCGCCCAGGTTTCCAGTGCGTCCAGCTCGCTCATCATGGGGCCGGCCAGCGCGGCGGCTCGGGGTAGTGTTCGATGGTGGTGCCGCCTTCGGCGTCGGTATGCACGCCCACGCGTTCGGTCAGGGGCAGGGCGATCGACAGGTCCACGGCGTCGTTGGCCAGCACGTCCACTTCGAAGGTGATCCGCTCGTGGTGGGTCCAGTTGGCCATCAGTTCCGGCTGGTGCTCGCGCACCCAGTCCAGCAGCGGGATCATCACCGTGTCCGGGTCGCCGGTGAAGTCGGTGATGATCAGGTTGAGGGTGTAGCGGTATTCGAAGCTGCGTCCCTCGGCGTGGGTGGAGACGACGCTGCCGGCGTCGATGAAGACCAGCAGCCGGTCCGGGTCGCGGGCCAGGTCGGGCAGGGCGGCGGTGAGCGCGGCGCGCAGCGCGGCAGGCTTGATCATCGGGTCACCATGGCATCGGCAGCCGCAGTTCCCGGCTGCTGCTCGGCCGCGGCCTGGCGCCGCGCCCAGTCTTGCAGCGCGGTCAGTTGCTCGGTGATGGCGTGGCAGGTGGCGTAGTTGTCGGCGACGGTGTCGGCGACGGTAGAGAGCGCAAGGCCGGGGGCGGGCGCATCAGGATCTCCGGCGGCGGGATCCGGGGCGGGCAGGCCGGCGGCCGCGGCGTCGTGGATGCGCACGAAGCCAGCAGGCACAGGGCAGGCAGCATCGGCAGCAGGCGTGACATGGGCAGGGATCTCCTGGCGGATGGCGTGGGCGGCAGCCTGGACGTGCTGCACGCGGTCGACGTAACGGGTGATGAGGGTGGGCGTGGCGCGGGCGGCGTCGAGCTCGGCCCGCAGGCGCGCCAGCGTGGCATGCAGGGCCTCACGTTCGGCGGCGGCCTGGGAGACGGCCGCCTGCGCGGCGGCCAGACGGCGCGCCTGCCACCAGCCACCGGCGGCGGCCAGGGCCAGTACCGCCACCAGGGCCATCGAGGAGAGCAGGCGCAGCGACGGCATCAGGCGGCCTCCAGCAGTGCCAGGGCGCGGCGGGTGCGGGTGATTCGGTCCGACAGTCCATTGGGCATGCGGTGGGTCCGGGTGGTGCCCAGGTTCACCCGGCGGCTGACATCGAGGATGTCGCCGGTGTCGGCCAGCGTGTTCAGTCCCGCGTCCTGCCACCACGCCGCGGCGATCAGTGCGCCCGCGTCGATCTCGGCGGCTAGCGCTGGTTGGGCCTCCAGGGGCAGGCCGGTGATCCGGGCCATGCGGCGGTAGTTGGCGCGGCCGGTGAGCTGGATCGGTCCGCGGCCGCGGTAGGTCCAGCCGTCGCCGCTGGCTTCGTCGCCATTGCCCATGCGGTTGGCGTAGACGCGGTTGGCGATGCGTTCGGGCTGGCGGGCGTAGGCGCGGGCGGTGGCGGCGTCGAACCGGGATGGCCAGACCTCGCGCAGACGAGCGGCGCTGTAGTCGAGGTTCTCCTCCAGGCGCGAGAGGCTCGCGCTTTCGTGGCCGATCTGGGCCAGGAAGTGCGCGGCGCGACGGGGGGTGGTGATGCCGTGGCGTTCCATGGCACGGGCAAGAGGGGTGGCCCAGCGGACGGCGCGGCGCATCGGACATCCCATCACGTGGGACAAGGTGGCCGGGTCAAGCATCCGGCGGCCCCATCCGGTCAACGATGCGGCGCAGGCGCTGCTCGGCCAGCAGCACTGCGCGACTGCCCATGTGCCCGCAGATGCCGACCAGGGCGGCGGTCAGCATCGGATCCAGCTGCGACCACGTGCACAGGTAGTAGGTGATGATGCCGGCGAAGGCGCTGATCACCAGTTCGCCGACCAGTTCGGTGATGTTGATGGCGCGCACCTCTCCGCGGCGGTACTTGCCCAGGAAGCTGGCCAGGCCGCCGAATGACGACAGGGCAATGACCCAGGCGTAGGTCAGCAGGCTGATGCTGGTGGGGTCGCGGGGGGTGTTCATGGGTCAGTCCCAGAGCTGTACGAGGCGTTGGACGTGGGGTTCGGTGGCAGGGGGGGTGTCCGGCAGGATGACCACGGTGCCGATGGGCAGGACCGGGCCGAGCGCGGCCAGGCCGGGGTTGAGGTCCAGCGCCTGTTCGACGACGCCGGCGGTGCGGCCCAGGTGGCGCCAGCACAGGGCGTCGAGGGTGTCGTGCTGGCGTGCGGCGACGCGCATCAGATCAGGTCCACGGTGACGCGGCCGGCGCCGAGCAGGTCGCGGATCGCCCAGCGCTGGTTGCGGCGCAGTTCGTCGATCGAGGGGGTCAGGTCGTCGGCGCGCTGGTTGCCGGCGCTGGTCGCATCGAAGCTGCGGTACTGTTCGGCGATGTCGGCCGCGGCGCAGCATGCGGTGGCACGCAGGTACAGCCGCACCAGGCGCGACATGCCGCCGATCTGCGGGGCGGGCACGTCGGCCAGGGTGGCGTGGCCTTCCGCTTCCCGGGCGGCGCGCCAGGCGGCCAGTTCGTCGTTCACGGTCATCACCGCGGCCAGCAGGGCGGCCTCGAGGCGGGCTTCGGTCACGGTGCCGTCCAGGCGCAGCTCGTCGCGCACGGCCTGCACGGACACGTCGGGCCACCAGCCGTCGTTGGCGAGGCCGGACGCAGTGGACGGGGCGGTGGCGATGAAGCCGGACATGGTGGTTCCTGTTCAGGTCGCCGGTGGTCCGGGCAGCGCACGCGGGGAGAGAGGCCGCGTGATGCCCGGAGCCGGCGGGTGCGCGGGGGCGCCTGGTCAGCCGGCAGGGCCGGCCTGTTTCTTCAGGAGGCGCTGGGCGCGCTCCAGATCCTTCTTGCCGCCGCATCCGGCGTGCAGGGCGATGGCCTGTTGCAGCCAGTCCACGGCATGGGACAGCGATTCGGCGCCGGGCGCGTCCCCGGCGTCCCCTGCATCCGCCAGCACGCTGCGGCCCAGGGCGAGGAAGAGCTTGGCGCGCACTTCGTCGGGCATGTCCTGGCCGGTCACCAGGTCGGCGGTGCGGGCCAGCACGTCCACGGGCACGCGGTCGACGGCGTCGCCTGCGGCCAGGGCGTCCAGCGCGGCCTCGGCGATTTCCTCGGCCACCAGGGTGCCGAGGGTGCGCCTGAAGCGGTCGGCGGTTTCCAGGCCGTGGCGGAAGGCATAGGCGGCCAGCTCCAGGGCACGCTCGAACCGGCCGGCATCGATGTTCCACACCAGCAAGGTGGTCAGCACTTCGTCGGGGGCGCCGGTGTCGGCGGCCAGCACGCCGTCCAGGTAGGCGTCGTATTCGGCCACCAGCTCGCGCTTGATCTGGGACTTGGCGGCCTTGGACTGCACTTGCTTGAGCCGCAGCCGGTCCTGCTGGAGCTTGGCCAGGTGCTGTTCGTACTGGGTGAGGTCGCCTCGCAGGGCGCTGCCATCGGCCTGCTCCACCGTCACCTGCTTGCGTACCCGGGTGCGCTGGGCCGGGGTCTGCACCGGTGCCGGCATGACCGCCGTGGCGATCGCGGGCTGGACGCGGGTGGGCTCGGCCGCTGCGGCGGCCTTGCGCGCGACCTCGGCCTCGGCGGCGGCGCGCGCGCGCCGGTGGGCGGCCGCTTTGGCCTCGAAACTGCGTCGGGCAATGCTCATCCGGGCCTCCGTCAGTCGCCGAGCTGGATGTTCTCGATCAGGCAGCCGAAGCCGTAGTCCTCGACGACGTAGGCGTCGTTGGACGATTCGTAGTTGGCGACGCGGTTCTTCTCCGGCTCGTCGCGGATGTAGCGGCGGCGGCCGTCCTCCTGCCAGTACAGCGAGAGGTTGGACAGGGCCGTGATCAGGATGGTGCCGGTGGGGAAGTACGGCACGCGCACCGCCGGCAGGCCGCCCAGTTGCTTGCGGCTGGTGATGATGTCGGCGGCCAGCTGCTCGGTCGGGTCCAGGTTGCGGTTGACGATCTGGAAGTACTTGTCGTTGAGCAGGTCGCGGCCGACGATCGCCACCAGCCGGGTGTCGTCCTGGTACCAGGGTTCGATCAGGCTGTTGACGGCATCCATGACCAGCGCGTCGAGGTTGGCGTAGTCCGGGTTGGTGCCGCCCACCTTGACCACGCCGCTGGTGGCGCCTTCGTCCAGCACGCGGGCCGGGGCGTCGTTGCGGTAGTGCTGCAGCCAGCCGATGTTCACGTCCTGCAGCAGCGGATGCGTGGCCCGGTCCGTGGTGGCCGCGGCGCTGACGCCGTTGAAGCCGATCATGATCCGGTCCAGCGCCTGCTGGCGCAGGATCGCGTTGCTCAGGCGCGTCTGGAAGTCCGGGAACTTCGCCCAGGCGTCCAGCAGTGCGTAGGGGATTCCGGTGTCGAAATTGGTCTGCTTGCACTCGTAGCCCCGGGCGTCGGTGTCGGCCACATTGATGGGGCTGCGCACGCCGCTGCCGCTGGTGTCGGTGCGGCTGGCAATGCTGCTGGTGATGGTGAGGCCCACTTTCTGGCCCGCCAGGTCGCGCACGCCGATCATGTTGATCTGGCGCAGGAATTCGCTGGACTCCTGCATCTTCGTCTCCAGCGTCTGCTGGACGCTGGGGCTGGCGCTGAAGATGCGGGTGGCATCGGACACGCCGTTGAGCTGCGCGATCCGCGACAGATAGGCGTCGAAGTGGGTTCGGGTGGCAGTGCGCATGGGGGCTCCGGATCTCAGAATTCGGTGAGGGCGATGTTGTGGGCGCCGGCGACGACCGGACGTGGGGGGCTGCCGTCCGACGTGGCGGACAACTGGTCGCGCAGGGCGGTGACGTCGGCGCGCAGCTCCGCCAGGGCGGTGGCGTTCCGGTCCAGGGCGGCGCGCAGTTCCGCGACATCGCTGCGCGCGGTCTCGGCGAACTCGCGCACCAGGGCGGGCAGATGTTCCTGGCCCGGGTCATGCGGACGTGCCGGCTTGCCGCCCAGCAGGGTCTCCAGCCTGGCGAACAGGGCATCCAGCCTCGAGGGCGTGTCCGCTTCCTCGAACTCGATCAGCGTCTCCTCGCCGGGGCTGTAGACACAGCCGCCGCGCTGCCGGCGCACGGCGCTGAATACCAGCGCCTCGGTGCCGAGGCTGGCCGGGCTGTCGGTGACGCCCAGGCCGGTCAGGTAGGCCTGGCCGGTGTCGGCGAACTTCGGCGTGATCTCCACGCTGGTGTAGATCTTCTGCTTGCGGGTGTTGACGATCTCCACCAGCTTTTCGGTGGGTTCGATCTGCGCGTACAGGGCCAGCTTCTTCTCGCCGCCGATGGACACCTCCTCGGCCTTGAGCGCAAGCACGTCGCCAACGGCCGGGAACAGGCTGCTATCGTCCGCAGTCAGGCTGCGCAGGTGCTCGATCCACACGCGCGCGCCATAGGTGTTGCGGTCATAGTTGGCAGCGGCTTCCTCGATCCACTTACGGTCGATGCTGCGCCCGTCGATCGTGGCGCCTTCGACCGCGACGCGGAACCACTTGCTGCGGTACTTCTTGCTCATGCTGGCCTCGTTCCCAACGCGCCTGCGGCGCTGTCTCGGTTCAGCAGGGTGGGCAGGCCGGCAGCCGGCGGCAACGCGGGCGCGGTGTAGATGGACGATTTACGCCGTGGAGAACTTCGGAGGTTGAGCCGCATCACGCAGGCTGGCTGCCGTGATCGAGAATGCTGCCTACGTCGACATGGACCCGCGCCGGCGTGCCCGTTTCCTGTACTGGACGGGATGGCGCGTGTGCGAGATCGCGCGCGAGCTGGCACTGAACGAGAAAACGGTCCATGCCTGGAAAGCCCGGGACGGGTGGGACGACGCCGGCAACGTGGAGCGGATCGGCGGGGCGCTGGAGGCGCGGCTGGTGCAGTTGATCCTGAAGGAGGGCAAGAGCGGAGGGGACTTCAAGGAGATTGACCTGCTGCACCGGCAGCTGGAGCGGCAGGCGCGCATCCAGCGCTACCAGGGCGGGGGCAACGAAGCGGACCTGAACCCCGCGGTGGCCAACCGCAATGCAGGGCCGAAGAAGCCGCCGAAGAAGAATGCCTTCAGCGATGATGAAATCGAGCGGCTGAAGGATGCGTTCCTGGACGCCTGCTTCGAGTACCAGCGGGCGTGGTATCGCGAGAAGAACCAGCGTACCCGGGTCATCCTCAAGAGCCGCCAGATCGGCGCGACGTTCTACTTCGCCCGCGAGGCGCTGGTGGATGCGCTGGAAACCGGCCACAACAAGATTTTCCTGTCGGCCAGCAAGAACCAGAGCTTCATCTTCAAAAACTACATGCAGGACTTCGTGCGCCAGGTTCTGGACCGCGAGCTGCGCGCCAACGATGACCTGATCAAGCTGGACAACGGTGCGGAAATCCGTTTCGTCAGTACCAGCAGCCGAACCGCGCAGGGCTACCACGGCGATTTCTACTTCGACGAGTTTTTCTGGGTGCCGAGGTTCGGCGAGCTGAACAAGCTGGCCAGCGCCATGGCCACACACAAGCATTGGCGAAAGACCTACTTCAGCACGCCCAGCACGTTGGCGCACGAGGCCTGTCCGTTCTGGGATGGCACCCGGCTCAACAAGGGGCGTACTGCGGCGCAGCAGATCGAGATCGACGTGAGCCACAAGGCGCTGGCCAGCGGGCGGCTGTGCGAGGACCGCATCTGGCGCCAGATCGTCACCATCGAGGATGCCGAGCGCGCCGGCTGCACGCTGTTCGACATCGAGGAATTGCGGCTGGAGTACAGCGCGGAGGATTTCGCGAATCTGTTTCTGTGCAAGTTCATCGACGACAGCGCCAGCGTATTTCCGCTGGCGATGCTGCAGCCGTGCCAGGTGGACGCCCTGGTCGATTGGGCCGGGGACTTCAAGCCGTTCGCCGTGCGGCCTTACGGCGATCGTCCGGTGTGGGTGGGCTACGACCCGGCGGAGACCGGCGACAGCGCCGGACTGGTGGTGGTGGCTGCGCCGACCACGCCGGGCGAGCCGTTTCGGGTGCTGGAGCGGCACCAGTTCCGGGGCATGGACTTCGCGGCCCAGGCGGAGGCGATACGCAAGGTCACCGATCGGTACTGGGTCACCTATATCGGCATCGATGCCACCGGCATGGGGTCCGGCGTGGCGCAGTTGGTGCGGCAGTTCTTCCCGGCGGTGACGGCCATGCAGTACTCGGTCGAACTGAAAAACGCCCTGGTGCTCAAGGCCTACGACGTGATCAAGAACCGTCGTTTGCAGTACGACGCCGGCTGGACCGATCTCACCCAGGCGCTGCTCGCGATCCAGAAGACGGTGACCGCCAGCGGCCGGCAGGTGACCTATACCGCTGGGCGCAACCGGATCACCGGCCACGCCGATCTGGCCTGGGCGCTGATGCACGCCCTGCATAACGAACCGCTGGAGAGCCAGGCCGGGCGCTCCGGCAGCATGATGGAGATCCTGTAATGATCCACGAGACCACGGCGACGCAGGAGCCGCGTATCGAGGCCTTCACGTTTGGTGACCCGGAACCCGTGCTCGATTCGCGCGGGTTGCTGGATTACGTGGAGTGCTGGAAAAACGGACGCTGGTACGAGCCGCCGCTGCCACTGCATGCGCTGGCGCGATTGACGCGCAGCAACGTCTACCTGCAGACCGGGCTGATGTTCAAGCGCAACATGCTGGCACGCACCTTCGTGCCGCACCGGCTGCTGTCGCGGGAGGCGTTCGAGCAGTTCGCCACTGACTGGCTCACCTTCGGCATGGCCTACCTCGAACGCCGCGACAATCGGCTGGGCGCGCCGCAGGCCCTGGTTCCGCCGTTGGCCCGGTACGTGCGCCGCGGCGTGGACCCGGGGCGGTTCTTCCAGGTCACAGGCTGGGGGCAGGACCATGAATTTCCGCGCGGCAAAGTGTTCCAGCTGCGCGAAGCCAGCGTGGACCAGGAGATCTACGGGCTGCCCGAGTGGTTGCCGGCCATGCAGGCGGCGCTGCTCAACGAATCGGCTACGCTGTTCCGGCGCAAGTACTACAACAACGGCAGCCACGCCGGGTTCATCCTGTACCTGTCGGATCCACAGGTGAACGACGCTGACGTCAGCGCACTGCGCGAGGCGCTCAAGAACTCCCGGGGGCCGGGCAACTTCCGCAACCTGTTCCTCCACTCGCCCAACGGCAAGAAGGATGGCATCCAGCTGATCCCGGTCAGCGAAGTCGCCGCCAAGGACGAGTTCACCGGCGTCAAGAACATCACGCGCGACGACATGCTCGCCGCGCTGCGCGTGCCGCCGCAGCTGCTGGGCGTGGTGCCGACGAATGCCGGCGGGTTCGGCGACATCGGCAAGGCCGCCCAGGTCTGGGCGATGCTGGAGCTCGAGCCGCTCCAGCACAGGATGCTCAAGGTCAACGACTGGGTGGGGGAAGAGGTGATCCGCTTCACCCGGTTCCAGCATCAACCGTAGCGCGCCAGGATATCTGCTGCCCCGCAGCAGCCCTGCCCGGCCCCAGCCCTCCCCACAAGCCGCCCTCGAGGCGGCTTTTTCGTGCCGCGGCGTCCGCCACCACCGCCGGCACCAGCCGCGCGCCGCATTCTCCCCGCGCCACGCCGGCGCTTCGCATGCGGTTTTTTCTGCACACCCGCAAGTGGAGGATCGCCACGGCGCATCAGGCGTGGCGTCGCTGACGTGGGCGCGTGGAACCCTGCGATTCCCTGCGTGGAACATGAGGGGGGAGGGCCGGCCGCGGCGGGCCAATTTCTCCGTGCCCATCGGAAACGGGTTGCAAAGGTTACATGCCCCGAATTTCCAGGTTAAGTGATTGATTTGCATGAAGTAATCATGCAACCCGGAAAGGTTACATCAGGTTGCATGCGAGGTTATGTCATTGATTTTAAAGGGCTGTCGAGGTCGACGAAGCAACCTTCTGCAAGGTTGCATGACAACCTAAAAGTTACCCAAATGTAACCTTTAACAATGTTTCATAAGTTATTGAATTATAAGGGATAAATCTCAATGAGAACCGGCATGTAACCTTTGTAACCCGTTTCCGATGGCCACAGATTTTTTTGAATCAGGGCGATCTCCGTCACTTCCATGACAAGCGCAACACATGGTCTCCTGGGCAGCCGGCAGAGCGGTGGCCGAGCGCTGCCCGGCCACGGCAAAGTCGATCGGCCCCAGCCCCGCGCCCGGAGCTCACAACAACGACGGAGCGTGTGGCTGCCGCCAGACTGGTAGCCGGGCGACTTGTCCTCTGGCTGGTCGATCTGTAGAATGCCGCGCTCAGCGAAGGATGTTGATCCGAATCGGCTGTGACAGCCAGAGTACGGAGCGCCCCCCCGCTACCACATTTAGCTGCACAGGCGAAGCGGCGATCTCGGCGACGAGGTCGCCGTTTTCGCTTGTGGTGACGGTGATGCCGTCCGGAGCCAGTTCGGCCAGCACTTCGCGGGCTGC